TGGGCATTTGTCCATTTTCTTGTAACAGGTCATCTCTGATATTTTGATTGCGTTTTTCTAAGTTTAGTACCCTAGTAAAACTGTTGGTTACTGCGGCTGTGTAATAAGCAAATGGGTTTTGGCTTTTTAGTTCGTTAAACTGCAATCCAATTTGCGACAATTGCAATAATGCATGACTGCGCATTTCGTCTACATAAGTGTACCCACGCCAATTACTGCGCATACTGTAACGCTCACACAGTTTAATAAACATCTTTGCTAGTTCATTGGAAATTTTCCCATGTGTTGTACTAAACTTGCCGTTGCCTAGTCCACCTTCCCAATGACTGCGTAGAACTTCTGTTAGTTTTCCGTCAACATAAGCATAGTGCTTGAATGGAGGGAAATTACATTTAGCATGATGATCTGCTACAGTTTTAGGCTTGCTTTTTCTACCAGGCTCCAACGGCACATGTTCAAATGTCATCAAACGAAATATCAGTGTGTTTTCATCTATAGTATCTGGATCCACTTTGTGTGCAATCTGTTTGGGTTTTTGACTGGCTTTGCCGTTGTTGTCATGCCATTCCCAATATGCACTTTCGTAGGCTTGTACGCTTAGTTGTGCAGCTCTTGACTCTTTGGCTGCTTGGATAAATTCTGGATTGTTAATGTCTGCAATATCTTCTACAATAACATCAAATCTATTGTAATCGTCGTCTAAACTACTGCAAAAGCTCAATTTACTTTTGTGTATTTCTTTGAGCATGTCTTTGTTGTTTAAATATTTTTGCCTTTTCATGTGGTTTCCTTAAAATTAGTTACATTATATGTTCAATGATCCAGTTTGTCAATCAATACGCATTTAATTCTGCTATAAATAGTATTATAGGAGAATTCGATGAGATATGCACAATTGACAGAAGATGTAGCTACTGATATTGCTGTTTTTTACGGTGGTAGATTTCAGCCTATGCATAAAGGTCATCACAAAGTTTATATGGATCTAGTAGAACAGTTTGGTTCCGATAACGTATTTATCGCTACTACAATTGCTAAAAATGCGACACCAGAAAAAGATCCATTCAGTTACGAAGAAAAAACTGGACTTATGACAGAGATGTTTGGTATACCACAACAGCAAATTATAAAGACCAGCCCTTACAGACCCGATGTAAGTTTGACAGGTAAAGATCCTGCAAAAACTGCAATTGTATTAGTGTTCAGTGCTAAAGACGCAGGGCGACTCAAAGGTGGTAACTATCTCAGAGATTATGAACCTGGAGTACAAATGGTTCCAGGAGATCAGGCGGGTTATATATTAGAAGTTCCAATACAAGAAGGTGGCATGAGTGCTACTGACTTTAGAACAGCAATGAAAAATGAAAAACTCAACGACAATCAAAAAATGATGAAGTTCAGAGAGTTTTTTGGCAGCATCAATGAACGGGTGTTTAATTTTATTAAGGATAAGTTAAATGGCGGTAGCGGCAGCTAATAAAGCAAGATTAATGCTAGCACCAGGTGCAGTGGGTTTATACTCTAGTGGGTTAACAGCTCCGCTGATGATGGCTGGTGGCAGAGGTTTGGGTATTATATTTCCTATACAACCAGACATCACATACAGTCAAAGTGTTAACTATACTCCTTATGATTTAACACACACTAACTATGGTTATAATAGTTATAGAAACACACCCAGTCCTATGATACAGGTAGCTGCACAGTTTGCCAGTGTGACTGAAAGTGAAGTTGCATACACACTAGCTACACTACATTTTCTAAGAAGTGTAACTAAAATGTTTTTTGGATTAGGCGATGGAGCTCTAGCTGGAACACCACCGCCTGTGTTGAGATTCAGTGCATTTGGGTCACAACAGTTCAACGATGTTAGAGTAGTTATAAGTAACTTTGCAACAACCTACGACAGTAACGTTGATCTCAAAGATTATGGCGGGCAACAAATTCCAGTTGTTCAAACTATTGCAATCGATATGATGATTCAACAAAGTCCTGACAGGCAAAAAAATTCATACAGTACAACTGGATTTATTGGCGGTGGAATGTACTCACAAGGATTTATCTAAATGGCTATAATTTCTTATAAGAAAAACAGTAACTATGCTAACACAGTTTTAAATCGCAAATATTTAGAATTGTATGATCCAGTTATTACAGAAGACACATTAGAAGATAATCAAAGATTTTATATTATACAACCAAAGTATGATAGACGTCCAGATCTATTGGCTTATGATCTTTACGGAAGTGCAAGACTGTGGTGGGTATTTGTACACTATAACAGAAACGCAATCAAAGACCCTGTCATGGATTTTACCAGCGGAAAGAAAATACGTATCCCAGTTACGTTAAGTTTATCAGGGAATAACTAATGGCTGCACTCAGCATAAGAAATAACAATCCTGGAAATATCAGAGATACCGGTATTGCTTGGGAAGGAAGAATAGGTAGTAGTAGCGGCTTTGTTACGTTTGACACACCTTCGATGGGTGTAAGAGCGATGACTAAGAATTTATACACTTATCAAAACAGAGGATTGTCTACAGTTAATCAAATGATTACTAGATGGGCTCCACCTAGCGACAACAATCCCACAAATTCATATATAAATTTTGTTGCTAATCAAATGGGAGTCGATCCCAATCAATCAATCAGCCTTGCAAGTAATCCTGCACTAACACAGCGTATGATCAATTCAATGATTCAATTTGAAGGCGGCTCAGAAGCCAGCAGTTATTTTAACAGTCATATTGCTAGCGGTATTGCCATGGCAAACGGAACAATAGACCCTGACAGTACACCAATTGTACTGCCAGATGATGTCGGAGACTTGGCAGATATAATAAATCCAACGCTTTCTGAAGACAGTGCTGTGCCGGGCGGAGAGCCTATCGCAGGTGCCAGAGGAAAAAGTCAGTTTTATGAAGATAACATACTCAATGGATTTGACAACTACACCTACAGTTGGAAAATTCATATGATTCATCCACAAGAAGCAGATAAACCACCTGGTCAAACTATTAGTGCAAATCGAGTAAAAACACTAGCAGAAAGTGGTGTAGAAGCTGAAATAAACATTGAAGAAGTTGAACAAAACTTAATACTTGCATTTTCAAAATCTGACAGAAGCAGTGTGGCTAATGAATTTAATATACGACTGGCAGAACCTGGCGGTGTGACATTGTTTAATAGAATACTTTTTGCAGCTAGACAACTGGGCATCGAAAGTCATTTGAAAGCAACTTATTTTCTTGAGCTCAATTTCAAAGGATACACAGACGATGGTACTGCGGTAAGTAACATAATTGGTCCTTATTTTTATGCTTGTACTCTGACAGACCTACAGTTACAACACCAAGACGGTGCTAGCATGTACACTGCTAATTTTATAGAAACTAAAAGTGATGCATATACTAGAGTTAACCTGCACCTATTACAAGACACAATATTTCAGGCCAAAACTTTTGGTGAATTTTTAAGTGAATTCCAAGAAAAAATAAACCAACAAGAAACAAATCGCATGGAATTAACAGATTTGCAGTTGTTACCTAACGTATACACTTTTGCACTAGATGGAGAAATTTCAGATTGGGGTCAGTGGAAATTTGGGGCTATTGAAGGCATAGACAACGAAGATGGCACAAAGGGTATTAGTGTTAGTGGTTCAGGAACGCTGCAATTTAGTTTTGCAAAAGGTACAAGTATTGTAGCTGCAATAGCAACTGCACTTTATCAGACCACAAACTTTCAATCCTTTCCTATTTTTGGAGGTGGATTTGGAAAAGACAAACCCAATGATCCAAAACTCAGACCTGACAGTATAGCCAAACTAACCAGTTGGATGAAATACGAAACTGAAGTAAAGTATGGTCCTTATGATCCTCTTAAAAAGCACTATCAAAAATTAATCACTTATACTGTAGGACAATATGTTACACCTGAGATAGCACACGATCCTGTTAGTTATTCTGAGGTCTATACAGGCACTCGTTTACAAAAACAAAGATTGTCTAATATTGTAAAGAATGGATTGTTGAGAAAGAAATTTGATTATACTCATACTGGTCTTAATACAGAAGTACTGGGATTTGATCTCACACTCAACAACACCTACTATCAACTTCAAGCACTCAATCATGGTATTAGTGGTCGTGCAGATGATATAATTCCTGGTTTCAGTCAACTCGACGAAGAACTACAAGATATACTTGCTAGGAAGAGTGAATTTGACAAAAGGTTACGCGAACTAGATGCACAAATAACAGACCTACAAAATAAAATTGATCAAGAAAACGAGTTTAAAGGCCCTGGCGCTGGATTTAGTCAACAACTTGTCGATCGACTTGAAGCAGAAAAACAACAATTGGAATTACAGAGGTCAGCTATAAAACTCCAAGCTGAAGCAAATGGACAAGCAAAAACAGATTATGCAGAAAAGTACGCTGAACAAGCAGGCGACCTTCGATTACCAGGATTAGCCAAAAGATACATCACACAAAATGAGGTTAGTTCTAGAGCTAGAGCTGCCGCAGCACATGCACAAGGGTATGATATGCCTCTAGATTTTGTGCCTAACATTGTAAACAGTAAAGCAGTACAAGGACCAGACAAAGCTAAAAATGCAGGTTCATTGATGTTAGGTGCAGTTGAAGTAAATTTAAACAGTTTGGCTGATCTTGCAAACATTATGATCACAGTACGCGGCGATCCTTATTGGCTAGGACAACCCAAAGGACAAAGCGGAGGAGCTCCTTATACTAGAGGCGGAAACAATTTCTTTTTGAATATTAATTTTCCAACATATCCAGACGACAGTACTGGACTAATGAATATAGTTGAAAGAGATTTCGGTATTACAGGATTGTACAGAGTTACACAAGTTCAAGCTAGATATGCTGACGGACAATTTATTATGATGTTGGATGCTTTCCGTGACACCAATACCAACGTTGGATTGGTATTAGAAGAACTAACCTCTGGAGAAATAAATTTAGATAATTTCAGACAGCTGGCTGATGTTTATACCAGTCCTGAACAAGGAGATGGTCCTGGCGACGGAAATGTCACTCCATCTAGCACAGGACCTGGTAACATAAATTTTGTAAATGGCACAGGCACAGGCACAGTTACACAAAGTCAAAGTGGCACAAGAAATCAACCAATTACATCAAGTCTTGAAAGCATATTACAACGAGCTGGTGCTAACGCTGGTGTTAATGTTGTGGTCACCAGCGGCGGACAACCGTCCAGTGGACCAAACAGAACAGGAAGTACAAGACACGACAACGGTCGTGCAGCAGATGTACAGTTGTTTGTACCTGGTAGAAGTACGCCATTGAGTTTAAATAATGCAGCTGATGTTCCTATCATACAAAACTTTATAAATCAAAGTCGATTGGCAGGTGCAACTGGTCTAGGTGCTGGCAACGGATACATGGGCGATAACACATTCCACATAGACAATGCTCAGCCAGGAAGTGTTCAGTATTGGGGTGGACAACTAGACAACGGCACATTCAGAGCAAGAAATGCTCCAAGTTGGTTAAGAGACATAGCAAGAGGATTAGTATAACATGCGAGGAAAATATACCGGGTTAGACACTGAAAGCATAGGTGTACCTGACAGGTTTGATAGAAGTAAACACGGTGCGCTGCAAACACTCATGGGTGTGTTTTTAGGAAAAGTTGTGAGTGTTAAAGACGATACCTATCAAAATCAAATATATGTTGAAATAATTGGTCAAGAAATTATCAGTGACAAAAATGAAGAAGATAGAAAGAAATATCATAAAGTACGTAGATTGATGAGTTTTGGCGGAGCATTTCATGATCCTAATTACAGTGACGATTATGGAATGATGGCACCTCCTCCATCGCCTGGTTCAGAAGTATTGGTTGCTTTTACTGGTCTGGAACAAGAAGGTTATTTACTTGGTGTACTGAGTGATATTGGCAGGAATGCACAAATACCTGGATTGAGTGCTGGTATTACCAGAGAAGGTGTAGTTGCTCCAGCAGTTGATTTAGATGTTAAAAGCACAGACGGCATTGTAAGAACAAGACACAATCAATCAGAACAACTAGCAAAACAAGGACTAGGATTAGATGTTATCAGAGGATTGACCAGCAGTGGTGGTAGAAGAGAAAGTCCTATTAATTTGTTCGGTATGCAAACACCTGGAGGTCACAGTTTTGTCATGGACGACGGAACTCGAAATGATGCAAATGTTCTTGTTCCTGACAAAGACAGAATACCAGGAAAAAATGATCTTGTGAGAATGCGTACAAGACAAGGTGCTCAAATTCTAATGCACGACACAACAGGCATTGTTTATATTATCAATCAAGATGGGTCAGCTTGGATACAGATGAGTAAAAATGGTGATATTGATGTTTACAGTGAAAACAAAATCAGCATGCATTGTGAAAATGATATGAATCTACACGTTGGCGGAGATTTTAATTTAGATGCAGAAAATATTAACATTAATTCTAGAGGATCTGCAGGTATTCATATGCGAGCTGTTGATGGAGAAGTCAACATACTCAGTGCAAAAGACATGAACTTGACATCGGATCGTAATGGAAATATACTAGTAAAAGGGCATTTAAAAGTAACTGCAAAATTGATTGATTTGAATGGTCCTAAGGCTGAAAGAGCTTATTTTCCAAAATTGCGAAATCACACACACAACCTTACTGTTAAACAAAGTATGGGCAGCAGAGTTCCGGAACACGAACCATGGGGAGGACATGCTGAACAAGATAATATCGTAGCTTCACAAGCACCAGGCAAACTTGGCGCAACCAGCAAAGATCACAATATTTCTGATCAAAAAACAAATGCTGCTACCGGAAGTGCCATTGGTTCTACTCAACCTGATCCGGTACAAATAAGAAGTAGACCTACAGGATCGGTTAGTGCTGATGGAACAATGGATCCTGCTCTTAGAGCTGCTGGATTTAATAAGACCAATTCAGCATACAACAAAGAAAAAGGAGGGTATGTCAGAACAGATATTCCGGGATGGTACACAGATGATGCACCGGTCACATATAAGTCAACAGATCCGAGATCTCCTTACTACAACCCACCAAATCCAAACACAAGTGTTGGTCCTACACAAGTAAATGTAGATACAAATATCAATCCTAGAACAGGTAAACCTTGGAGTAATAGCTAATGTTAACACAAATACCTGTATATTTTCAAATTGTTTGGGATGATTACAATATACTAGATCAAACAACATATGATACACAAATTGATATAACAGATGTGAGAACCAGTAATACAGCTAGAGATGTTGCACTAAATTTTTCTAGGTACAATGCTTATAATGGCACAGGTTATGGAGAGAGAATCAATAATTCGGGTATTACTGAACAACAAGCATACGATGATTGGATAACTGTTTGGGATAAACAAGATAGAAAAGTAAGACAAGATCTTGTTAATTTAGAAGTTTACAAAATAACTCAAAATCAGTATGATGGTCTGGTTCTTTACAATTGGATCATGGGAAATACAAACACAGTGCTTGCAGAAGAAGGTGAATATGATCTAAAACAAACTGTAAAAAATCAAGATTGGGATATAGTAGCTAATATGATAGCTAGATCATTGAACAATCGAGACAAAACAGACCAAGCTGCTAAAATAATCGCACTGGCTGATTATGGAGAATACAAAGATAGAAGCTGGTTGAGAACCCAAGGTATATATAGAATGCGTCAACAAAATGAACTGTTGGCACTGGATAGCACACAGGTAAAACGTGCAAGATTTGCGTACTATGCTGAAACTGGAAACTTTTTGCCATTTACTCCTGAAGGTGTTAAAAGAGATATTGTAAAAAAATATGCAGATACATTGATACAGCAAAACTTTATCTATGACGGTACAACTAGTACATTTACACTGCAAAAGTCACCTAGTTTATATCCTGTAGAAAAGATACAAGTACAAGTAAATGGCAACAAAATACCTCTGTATTTTGACTATACAGTGGATGGTAGAACACTTACTATTACTAAAAAGCTGGAAATTGATGATGTTATCCGCACTACCATTAAAATATAAACTGAGTGGTTAATTCTGCTATAAATAGTAGTATGGCAACATATTATGGATATAGTACAGTAGACACAGTTATAAGCAGTAAAACTCTAGTAGATGTTGAACTGGCAAAGCGTGATCTTATGAACAACTTTTACACTCGCAGAGGCGAGAGAGTGCAAAACCCAGAGTTTGGCAGTATATTGCACGACTTGGTGTTTGAACCTTTAGACAGAGAAACAGAAACACTAGCACTAGACGATGTAAAACGTATTATAGACAATGATCCACGATGGATTGAATTAGAAACACTGTTAACAAAACCCGATGATCACACACTAACAATTAAAGTGAGATTGAGGTATAACGACACAGGGACAGCAGAAGAACTGTTCCTAACATATGTAGGCGAGATAGCATAATGGCACA